ACCCGACCCATACAATGCAGTTCCTACTTCATTGTATATTATATTAACGACATCGAATATATTTCCGCTTACATCAAAGAATTGAAGTATTCTATTTTGGTCTAATCGGATTACGTCTGTAAATGTTTCCTGATTTAATGACTTTTGATTACTTCGACTCAAGGCATACGATTGATAAGATGAAGCATTCCAATCTTGAAATTCAAATACTGCATTAGTACCGTACTTAGGTGAACCACTTGAACCGAATGAAGCTAAGTCAGGATAAATAGTCGGTATGCCTGATGCGTTGTTATAAACTTCACCAAATCCAATCCAATAAGGCGCACGAGCATTTGAAACCCTTTGCGTTCCACTTGCATTGAAACTACTTAGTAAGTCATAGCTTACATAGTTTTGAATGACCTCGTTAAGGTTTATCTCAATCGCTCCTGTGTTCGGTTGCTTTGGATAGGTCAACCTTGTTACAGGATTGGTCTGACCTGATACATTTACATCCACTAAGAATTGAAATCCTGATGCGAGTGCATTTGTGCTGCTCACATTGAATACCATTTCATTGAATGAATTTTGCCAGTTATAAGGATTACTTGATATTGTTATCATCTCATTAAATTATTTGCTAAAGTTATAGTAATTGATGCCCCGAGTGCATTTGCTAATCCTGATGCCATGCTTTCTAAGGTTGCCTCTGTGACTGCATCCGTAATGAACAAAGTAGGTTTAAGTCCTTTTCTTTTGATACTTACTCCCATTGCATAAGCCATTTTAGTTTTCTCGTCAATCTGCTTAGTCGCTCTTTGTTGCTTGGTCAAGTTTCTTGTCTGTGAATATCTTGATTGAATTGGGATGCCACGTTTTGAAATCCACTTTCGTAAAGACTTATTGAAGTTTTGGGAAACATATTCATTCTTAAAACTAAATGGGCTGTTGAACTTTTGTCGAGTACCGCTCACTCCCTTATCCACGAAGAAGGCATAATCATTCCCTTGAATAGTTACTAAATAATTCTTTCCTCTTGTTTTAACTGGCAGGGCAATGATACTTTGAAGCAACTCCGATTCTGAATAGTAGGCTTGCTTTTCGGTTAAGTTAGATTTAAGTACATCTGTTAGTGCTGATGCAAATTGATATAATGCCTTTCCGATTATAGTATCGAATTGAACTACTCCGTATTGGTCAGGGTTCTCACCTAAGTCACCTAATAATTGTTTATAATCTACTTTTTTCACTGGCTGCTCTCCTGACTTCTTCTGAGTGGTCTATGTGGTAACTTAATAAGTTTAAGAATTGAATTATAGGTAGGTTCAAAAAGTAATCCCATTTTGTTTTATCATTGTTAGAAAGGTTGTCTATGGTTGCAACCCATCCCCATTTTTTTGCAAATTCGTTTCCTTGAGTTTCCTCTCCAATTCCCTTAGTTGATTGAGGGAATAAGTTTGGATATCTTTCAATGAGTTGTTTAATATTTGGCAAAAAAAAAGCGTAATCGGATAAGCCTGTAATATTGTCATGTGTTCAAGTAAGTGGTTACTTATTGCCTCATGGTTATCACCATTATATTCCTCAACCTTTCCCAATCCCCACCAACCGCCAATAGGTCTAATTACTGATGCAAGTATCTTATGAACATTCTTTGCGGGGTCAGTTGATGCGAAGTGCTGAATGTCGATGAATTGCCCCGCTGTTAATTTACTCACATTGTAGTCTACTTTAAACCACTTGCCGCCAATCTTAATCTTATCTTTTAACTTTGCTGCTATTGGTAGACTTTCAAGTTGACTCAACTTATTATCTAAGGCAAATATATCTTCAACCTCCCTTTTGTAGATTTCAACCACAGGAACTTTGAACACGATTGCAAGTCTATTCGCTGCGTATTCCAACCTATCCAAATCCTTATTAATAGAATTTAGTTCGATTGCTTGACTTAGGTTTAATTCTTCGTATATCTTTCGCATTGTTTTTAAGTATTATTTTAGGCTCGAATTGTAACGTATTTCCCTTTTAAGTTCTCGTTTAGTTTCATTAAAGCTAAATATCTGCTACTATCAATTAAGTGATTATTGAAGTCTACTGGTTCGTTAATTGCCTTGCCTGCCTTATCTGTTTTCCACTTGTAGGTCCTGAATTCCTTTTGCAGATTTGAACCGATTAAAAAGATTTTAAACCTCCTTAAAATATCTATTGAATTAATAATCGAGTCCTTACCCTTTGCCGTTGGTTTGATGTTAAAACCCATTCGATAAACTTCCTCAATACTTTTAGGCTCGGCACTATCAGCAAATATTTCATCACGTTTGTTGATTCCTAATTCAGATATTTTCTTTGCAATGTCCTGGTTAGTTAATCCTCTTTCGTAAAGCTTCTCAACTAAGTACAATTCATTGTCACGTCTGTAAACCGAAACTAATGCTGTCGGGTCATTGGTAAAACCCCAATCCAATCCATGCCCTATAAACTTAGCATTCTCAGGAACTGCCAAACAATTAACCCAATTGTTAAAGACTAATCCGACTAACTGCCCACGTTCACCTAATCCAAATATCTTCCAGTATTCAGGGTCAGCATCTTTAAGACTTTCGATTTCTCGTTTAAGTGCATCAGGTAGGTGAGGATTATCTTTGTAAGTGGTTATTAAAGTTGAACAATCTTCTCGGGTCAATACATGGTCATAAATCCAATGTTCGAAGTCTGAGGGGTTATAATCGATTATGACTTTGCCTGACGTTCTTAAAAGTAACTGACGCCAATCTTCAATGTCTATTTCGTTTGCTTCGTTAATAAATAGTATGTCACGTTTACGCCCTCGAATCTTTTGTGCATCATCTATTGAAAAGAATTCAATTAGGTTTTTATTGAGTAGATAGGTGTTTTCTGTTTTGTTATGGTCGCTTTCGTTATACCAACCTAAACTATTCATTATCTCGATGAAGTCACGCATAGCTGATGACTTCAAAGCAGGCAAGGTTTTACGAACTATGCTAATAGTCATGCCTTGATATTTGTGGCACGTTCTTATAATCCATTGAAGGGCTGAATAGGTTTTGCCAGTCAGGAACGTGTGCCGCCTTGCAGGGCTAACACACGCTTTGATTTAATGTTTTGTTCTATGAATAATAAGTTAGGGTTGTATTTTGTCATGTTTTGGCAAACTGCTATAAGCTAAAATGCGGGTTTTGTCTTTTCAAACTATTGATTTTAGGTGAAACATTGTTTTTTATTTTGGTAAATTGTTTCACGTTTCTAAATTATCTTTCAACCAATCAGGTAATTTATTGACGTTGATGTTATGTTCGCTTGAAGTCTTATCTGTTAAGCCGTTAAGTCTTTGAGTTATAGAAGGATTGTAGATTCCAATTAACCCACCTAAGATTTGATTTTCTCTTATCTCAGCCCTTATGCGAGAACAGACAACCCCGAAGTCATCATAATAACCTTCTTTGTTATCAAAATAATGTTTAACAACCCCATGATTATCATAGCAATATCGTTCAAACCCTTCTAATGTATAAGGTAGTTTGTATTTGTCTGTTACTCTTTCACCATCTTTACCAACGTATTGAACCTTTAACCATTCCTTAGCCTTTTCGTCTAAGTCTTTTTTGTAGGCTTCGAAAGCTGCGTAAAGTTCATCAGGTGACTTAAATATTCTTGTTGGGTGCATTTATTACCTCCTTGTATAATTCTAATCTTAATTCGTTTACCTTTTCAATATTGTGATTCTCTTTAACCTCATTGTAAAGGTTTTCAGATAGTTCACTTCTTAATTCGGGCAAAGTTATGAGTTTTTTCATTTGTTTGAACCATTCTTTTTTATTTGCCGTCAAACAGTTCTTTTTATTCTTTGCTATGTTAGTGTAGGGATATTCATCTGAAACGATTACGGATACCTTTTTTGCTCCCATTTCAAGCATTTTCAATTCAGACTTGCATCTATTAAAGGGTGTATCTTTTAAAGGAATTAAACCAATGTCAAACATATCATAAGCACTGGCATAAGTAAAGGCATCCATTCCGTTTATCCTGCAATATTGTTCTTGACTTATTCTGTAACCACTTGTGAAAATGTTTTCGTACTCTTTCCACATTGCATCTCCTTCGATAAATCCGCTCAATATTAGTCTGTACTTGTTTTGAGTATCCGGGTCAGACTTTAGTTGCAGGAATGATTCAGCAAGCAATACTAAGTCATGATGATGTGTTACTGAACCGCTCCAACCTATTTGAATGAGGTCTGTTTTCATTCGCTTTACTTTTAGGTCAGGTTTGAATTGTTCCTGACTAAAGTCGATTGCATTTGGAATAACGTGAACATTCTTATTTAAAGGAGCGACCACCG